GCGGAGAGGTCAACGAAGACGAGAAAGTCGATTTTTACTACTACTCAAAGGACTGGAACGACCGCAAGTGCGAGCCTGAAATGGTGCGATGTTTCGCCCCTGAGGAGGCCAACGAGTACCCGCACCAGATTCTGTACGTCAAGCCGTTCAGCGTGGGTTCGTACTACTACCCTAAGCCCGACTATATCGGCTCTGTCAGCTACATTGAGCTGGACAAGGAGATAGGTACGTACCACATCAACAATATCAAGAATGGGCTGGCCCCTTCCTTTGCGATTCACTTCAAGAACGGGGTGCCAGCACAGGAGGAGCGCAACAAGATTCGGAACGACATCGAAAGGCAGCTCTCAGGAGCGACGAACGCGGGCAAGTTCATCGTGACGTACAGCGACAGCCCCGACAGGAAACCCGACTTCGAGCCGTTCCCGCTATCGGATGCTGACAAGCAGTACCAGTTCCTGTCGGAAGAGGTTGTGGCCAAGATTATGGTGGGCCACCGCGTGACTTCTCCTATGATGTTTGGGGTCATGGTATCGGGCAAGCTCGGAGGTGGCTTGGAACTCAAGACAGCAGAGGAAATCTTCGGTGAGGATGTCATCAAACCTTTCCAGATGGTCGTCACAAGGGCCGTAGAAAGCATCCTTGGAGCTGCTGGCACACCTTCACAGGTGACACTCTACAAGCCAGAGGCTGAAGAGGCCAACGTCGCAGTGTCGTACACGGGTGTGCAGATTGGCTCAGCCGTCGACATCATAGCCAAGGTTGGCACGGGTGAGCTGACAAGCCCACAGGCCATTCAGCTGCTTGTCGCTATGCTTGGATTCGATAGGGCCACAGCCGAGGATATGTTCTCGGAGGTCGTCGTGCCACCCGCTGAGGACGTGCCACAGCAGCAGCTCAGCGAAGATGCCCTCAACCTCGCCTGTGATATGCTGTTGCAGATGGGAGAGGACGAGAGCATGGAGGGCTACGAACTCATCGACAGCCGCAGGGTAGACTACGACACGGAAGCCCAGCAGGACGCTATGTGGTCCTTTGCAAGGGTACCCAGCGGTACGCCACAGGCCAAGAGCGAGCAGGACAACGAGCTGGTCAAGGTGCGCTACGCATATATGCCCAAGGTGACAGGCTCACAGGGTACAGCTACGTACGAGAGCCGCGATTTCTGCAAGCGTATGGTACGGGCAGGCAACAGGGTGTGGCGCAAGGAAGACATAGAAGCCGCCTCAGGAGCGAATCCCGGATGGGGTCCTAATGGGTCGGACAACTACGACCTCTTCCTGTACAAGGGAGGGGGCAGCTGTCAGCACTTTTGGGAGCGCAGAACCTACCTCCGCAAGAACAACAAGAAGATAAGCGTGACACGCGCCCGAACCATCATCCGCGAGGCAGGGCTTGAACCTATGGAGCGCAACTCACGTAAGGTGGCCAAGCGGCCACGCGATATGGCCAACAGAGGATTCATCGAACCTCAAAACATCACAACACCGAAGTAATGGCACTCACCGCAGAAGTCCTATTCGTCAACCCTGACTACATGAAGCGCATCACCCAGCTCAATGGCGGGGTGGAGGAGGCCACTATGGTCCCTGCTATCATCCTTTCTCAGGACAAGTATATGCAGCAGTACCTTGGAACAGACCTGCTGAACAAGCTCAAGGCCGACATTGCAGGCAGTGGGCCAGCAGGCGACTACGCCACCTTGCTCGACAACTACGTACGGAAGGCTACAGCGTGGTGGGCTATGGTCGAGATGCTCCCGAACCTTTTTGTACAGCTCGACAACGGGGGCCTCGTCATACGCACAGCAGAAAACACCTCAGCCATCAGCGAGGACGACCTGCACAGGGAGGTAGAGCAGGCACGGCAGAACGCGCAGTTCTACACCACGCGCCTCATCGACTACCTCAGGCAGAACAGCGGTGCCTTCCCAGAGTACAACAGCAACAGCGCGAACGACATGAGTCCCGAGACGCAGGTGTACTACCAGAACGGCATGACCATCAGCGGCACGGCTGGTGAAATCAACCCTACCCTTGCGGATTACCTCTACAGATGAACAGGCAAGAGAACGAAAAAGCCCTTCGCGCTTGGCTGGCCAAGCAGGAGCGCAAACCGAAGCAGAAGCCAAAAGCAAAGGACAAATGAGCACCGACATCTTCATCACACTTGTCCCTTCGCTTATGGCCGCTGTGGGTGTTTGGGTGTCAATGAACAGCGAGATGGCGAAACTAAAGGGACGCGTCTATCGTTTAGAAGATGACCAGAGCGAGCTGAAGGATATGCTCAAGGTGTGCATCGAAGGCATCCAAGAGCTGAAAATTTTGCTCGCGAAGAAAGGCATATAAAGAACCACACTGAATGTACAAGTATTTCAAGCTGTCAGAGTTTGATTCGCCCGACGAAGAAGGCTCAGGAGAGATGATGGAGCCGTCCGTCATTGAAGCGTTAGACGTAGCGCGTGATATTGCGGGTTTCCCGTTTATCGTCCTGAGTGGTTTCCGTAGTGTCGCGCACAATCGCAAGCTCCTCAGTGACGGATACGCAGCCAGCCCTAAAAGCTCACACCTCTTGGGGTGGGCAGTAGACATCGCAGTACCGAGCAGTCGGAAGCGGTTTATTATGGTCGAAGCCCTGCTCGATGCAGGCTTCACACGTTTCGGAATTGGGGAGGATTTTATCCATGTAGACATGGACCCACAGAAATCCCCCAACGTAATATGGACCTATTAAGAAAAAGCCGCACGATTCATCAGGTCAACACCGACCTCAAAAAGCGCAAAGGCACACAGCACTTCCTGTTCATCAGTGACATCCACTACGATGCTAAGAAGTGCGACAGAGAACTCCTGCACAGGCACCTTGACGAGGCTCAAGAGCTTGGGGCGGGGGTATTCATTTTTGGAGACCTGTTCGACCTCATGCAAGGCAGGTTTGACCCAAGGGGTAACTACTCCGAGCTACGCCCTGAATACAAATCCTGCACCTACGTAGACGAGGTGATACAGGACGTCGGTGAGAAGCTGGCCAAGTACGCTGACGTCATCAAGTTCATCAGCAAAGGCAACCACGAGACGAACATCGAGAAGCGCATGATGGTCAGCCCCATAGACCGCGTAGCCCAAATCCTGAACGAAGCAGGGGGCCACGTTGAAGTTGGCGGCTATGCGGGCTGGCTATGCGTCACAGCACACCGAAAGGGCTCTGCCAAGCAGCGGTTCAACATCCACTACCACCACGGGTATGGAGGTGGGGCCAAGCGTTCCAAGGGTGTGCTAGGCATTGACATAGACCAGAAGGATTTCCCAGATGCAGACCTCATCCTCAGAGGCCATGACCACCAGAAGTGGTACCATCCCGTGACGATTGACCGCATCAACCACCGCATGAAGCTGGAACAAAGGACGGTCCACCACATGAGGCTCGGTTCTTACAAGCAGCTGGGTGACAGGTGGGCAGGCTGGGCCACAGAGAAGAACTTCAGCACCCCGCGCCTAGGTGGATGGTGGGCTGAGCTGCGTGAGGAGCGTGATTCTTACCGCTGGCAGGTGCGCGAAGCGAATTAAGACGTACATTCGAGGGCACTCTTGCAGGTGTATAGTGACTTTGTTTCATGTTTGGGCGGCCTCACTTCGGTGGGGCTGCTTTTTTTTTGGCCCTACAACGCCCATAAACAGAGGAAAACGAAAAAAAAGTACAAGAAAAAGTACAAAAAAGTTGCACGAAAGGAAAAGAAAGTTGTACCTTTGGGACATGCAAAACAACACACACACCCCCGAGATGAAAAACCTTAACACAAACGAAGCCATTGTATTTGAGTGCATTCAAAAAGAAGCGATGCAATCCACAGGCGGAGAGTTCACTTACTTTGACGATGTGATGAAGACCACGTGGGTCGGCTCTATCATGACTGCCGCCCAGTTCAAAGGCTACTTGTCACAGCTCCAACGGAAAGGTTTGCTCATGGTCGAAGACGCGAAGAGCAACCGCCCAAAGCAAATCTTCAACATCTACTACCCAGCACACTAAACAAGAAACGGGAGGGGCAACCCTCCCTTTATTTCCCCAAACAAACAACACTATGCGACCAACACCACAACACATCAAAGCCATCCTCGCCCAGCAGGGCTACGGAGGCATCAGGAAAGCCATTCACGCCTCGTACTGGGATATGTACAAGGCAGGATACAACAGCAAGGAGATGCTCATGGCCTTGAGGCAGGAGTTCGGCACCGAGGACGTGTACATCCGTCAAACCATCCAACACTACTTCTCATGAACAGCCTCAAGCCAAACGGCATCAGCCACACGACCTACCCTGACCAGCCTGCAACCGATTTCAACGAGTGGTCAGCGCATATCACCTCGCAGGAGGTGGCAAGGGACGCAGACGAGTTCAAACGCAAGTTCGACGAGCTGTGGAGCGACTTCAAGAAGAGCATCCAGCGGGGAGCCTGAAAAAAAACTTTCAGGAAAAGTGAAAAAAGATTTGGAAAGAAAAGAAAAGTATCCCTATATTTGTGTCATGAACAACGAAACAAACACACTCCACGAGACGCATCAGCAGTCAGCCGAGCACTTCCTCAAGCTAAGTTTTTACGCAGAAACACAAGAGGAGCGCGACATGGCATGGGCACACTACCAAAGGCACTCGGCAACCGCAGCACGTCTCTTCAAGACCATACAATGAACTAAAGCACCAAACAAACAAACACATACACCATGTACTACACACCCGACCAGCCCCTGACGCCTCCCGAGGAGGAAGGCCACAGCTACCAAGAGTGGGCAGAAGCCACACGAGGCGACGAGCTGTACAACGATGACCTTGAGTTCCGCATCGACGACCGAATCACAACAGCCTTGTGGGACGAAGACACGAAGCACGAGTTCGGTGTCGCGCTTCCCATGAACATGAGCAACGGAGAGATGAAGAGCATCCTTGCATACCTCGACCAGTACCAGCCCAGCGTCCCGTACAGCGAGGTGAAGAACCCTACACAGAAACAAATAAGCACCTTCATTCGGAAGGTGTGCAACCTATAAACCCTGTTACAATGGCACTAGCCAAAATCACGCGGATAGAACCCGCAAACCCGCCCGACTTCACGGGCAACTACGGACTAATGTATGTCTTTGATGTCGAACTCGATGACGGCACAGCTGGTCAAGTCAATGCCAAATCCCAAAAGAAGTGGAAGGAAGGCATGGAGGTGGAGTACACCTCACAAAGCACCCACCACGGAACCAAGCTCAAGCTTGATATGCCGGGATTTTCAGGAGGGTCCAATCCTCGCTCTGGAGGAGGTGGCAACGAAGACACCACGAAAGGCATCATCGCCTCGTGGGCTGTTGAATGTGCTATGGGCGCACTCGATGTCAGCTCCCCTAATTACGACCAGCAGGTCATGCAGTACGCTCGCCTTGCCTTGGAAGCTCGTTTGAAGCTCAAAGGAGAGGTCGTAATATGAACGGATGGCCATGGAAATGGAGCCAAGGCATACCAGCAGAGGCAGGCACCTACCTCGTCTGTTGGTATGCCCCTGACACCGACTTCCCGACCACGTACGTGGTTTACGAATACGATGGGAACGGGTACGGGGGAGAGTTCCTGTTCACACCCACCCACTGGCAGAGGGTTACAAGTCCTGCCGAAGACATTGAAATGATGAACGAATACGAAACAACATGATTAACAACAACAAGCGTTGGACCCAAACAGAGGTCAACACCATCAAGAAGCTGGCCCACGATGGAGCCAGCAACGAAGCTATCGCGGAACATATGGGCCGCACCACAGCGGCAATCGCTTTCAAGTGCAGCGAGTACAAGATTCGCAGGCCAAGGGTTGAAGCACCGAATGCAAAGTACACGCGGTACCTATCTCCTAAGAAGGAGGTCAGCCTGTTGTGGGGCCTTTTCAAATACAGCAGGTCATGAAGAGCTACATCAAAAAGCACTTCGGCACGATTCGCCAATGCGCCACGGAGCTTGGGGTCACTACACAGACCATCCAGAACTGGATTCGACGCAACCCAAGGGGCATCCTGAAACACGCTCCCGAAATCATCGCGCAGAAGGACACCACGTACCTTCAGTTGCAGGGGGAAGTCATGCACCGACAGCACGAGATTGAGGTGCTGGAACCGACGCATGAAACATGAGCGACAAGAAGATAGCACAAGGCTGGATTGACGGAGGGGGCTACGGCTCCCTCCAAGGCCGCAAAAGCGCAAACCAGTCGAGCAAGTACCACACCTCATCACAGGGTACGCACTACAAGGGTGTCAAGACGTGGGACCCGTGGAAGGAAAGGTGGTGGGTCATACAGACGTACCCATGATTGAACGTGAGTTCAAAGGCGTGTGGATTCCTGCCGAGGTGTGGCTGGACCCAGCCATGACCCTGACCGAGAAGGCCCTGCTCGCAGAGATTGATTCCTTCAGTGGCAATGGCAAGTCATTCTACAAGAGCAATGACACCATCGTAAAGGAGTACGGAGTGAGCAAAAGCACCATCGCAAGGGCCGTGAAGAAGCTGGCTGATATGGGGTACGTAGAGGTCAGGAGCGATGGCCGCAACAGGTACATCACCTCACGACAAGGCAGACTACTCAAAATGACTACTCAGGATGGTCAAAAAGACGTTCCTGCCAAGTCAAAAAGCGTCACTACTAATACAATAGACAAATACAACTACAATACATTGAAAGAGGGGGCGGTTGTGATGCCTTGGGAATCAGAAGAGTTCCTGACAGCTTGGAACGGATACCTTGAAATGCGCAAGGCCCAGCACAGGTTCACGTACAAGAATGACAAGTCACTGCAAACAGCCCTTCACCAACTACAAAAAATGTCCAACGGGAGCGAGGCCACAGCCATCGCCATCATCGCGCAGAGCGTGGCGTGGTGTTGGCAGGGCCTCTTCCCACTTAAACAAACCAAACATGAACCAACTGGAACGACAGACGGGAGCCTCATTGAAGCACATCTCAGGAACCTCAGTTCTAAGCCCTGAACAGGCGTGGGCACACGGCACCAACGTGACAGCCGCGTACAATGCCAACCCAGCCCAGACGGAAGCGGCCCTCATCCTGCTCCTGAAGAAGACGCTGATGGCCTTGGACATGAACAAGACCATACGCACCGACGAGGACCTGCTGTTTGCCGTGGAACATCTGCGCACGGAGTTCCCTGCTATGAAACTCGAAGAGTGGGCCATCATCATGCAACGCCTCAAGACAGGCAAGTACCCCGTGCAGTACGAGCGTTTGAAGTTGCCCGAACTTGTGACTATATTCCGAACGTACGAAGGCGAGCGAGCCGAGCGTCGAGAGCAGGCTTGGGGTGAGCTGAAAAAGGTGACCCCTGACACCATGAGCGACGAGGAGGTGAAGGCCATGTACAAACGCTACCAACAGCAACGTGAAGAAAAACAGCAACAAAGGGCGCAGCAGGAAGACATCAAGCCCGTTGAAACGGACGAGCGCGGAAGGTGGAAGCACATCCCGTACCAAAGCCCCCAAGAAGAAGAGGTTCAACAGGAGCGCGGCAGTCAAGAAACTTGACTCCGTGTTCTCGCAGTTCGTCAGGCTCCGCGTCACAGACCATCGAGGTATGGGCGAGTGCTATACGTGTCGGTCACAACGACATTGGTCGGAGGTTGACGCTGGCCACTTCATGAGCCGCGCCTGCATGAGTACTCGATGGCATGAGCAGAACGTCCAATTTCAGTGTAAGCGTTGTAACGGCTTCCGCAGCGGTGAGCAGTACCTGTACAGCATCAGGCTGGACCAAGACCACGGGGAAGGCACAGCCGAGAAGCTATTGCGAACCAGCAAACAGACGCGCAAGTTCAGCCGCGACGAACTCGAATCCATGTACCACCACTACAAGAGGCTTGTAAATGAACTCAGAAGCACGAAGGGCCTTTGACGCGTGGTTCGCTGAGGAGTACCTAAACCTTGTGGAAAGCGCAAGGGGTATGCACCGCGACCCGTTCGACCTCGTACACCACACGTATGCCGCATCGGTCAAGGCTGCGCCTGTGCGCATCATGGACAACCCAGCAGGGTACTTCCACACGGCTATGTGGATGCAAGCCACAAGAGGCAGTTTCAAGGACCTCTACGTCCTCCGCGATGCCCCGCGCAAGGAAATCGTTGCCGAGAGCAACATAGGGTGGCAAATCGCACGGGAGGAGGCCATGCTACTGACTCATCACCTCCGTTGGTTTGATAGGCAGGTGCTCAAGCTCTACCTCGAAGGCTACAACTTACGCAGCGTAAGCCGTGAAAGCGGCATACCACACACGACTCTATACCAGTCACTACACAGAACCCGAAAAAAATTACGCAATGCTCTTAGTATCTAAACAAACCAGAGAGATGAGGATGGACACCTGCCGAGCGTGTCAGCACTATGTCGCGGCTACCAAGTCATGCGGACCCCTCGTCACCGAAGCTTTCACCGATTCCAAATTGTGCGGCTGCTTCATGCCAGCCAAATCCCGCCTGAAGGTGTCAAGCTGCCCCCTGGACAAGTGGGGGGCCACCATCACCAAAGACGACCTCGATGCCATCAGGCACATGCTGGAGAACAAGGAGCAGTACACGAACGAAGACCTCGTTCAGTGGCACAACAAGATGACAGGAGGCAAACAGCGCAGAAGTTCGTGTGCGCCCTGCAATAACAATATGGTCAAGGACCTGCGCAGGCTGTTGCAATCAGCAGACAAAGACGCATGAACCACATCCTACGTATAGGCGAGCTGTACGACAGCTACGAAGGCCCAGCTGACCTCCACGAAGAGGTGATGAAGTGCCGTAGGGCAGCCGAAAACATGGGCGTCGATTGGGAAGACGTGATGAGCCACAACAGGCATCAGTACCTCTGCGATTTCCGCTTCCTTGCCATGAAGCACCTGCGTGACAAAGGCTTCACCTACAAGGTCATTGGAGGCGTATTCAACAAGCGTGACCATAGCACCGCTGTCTATGCTGTGCAGACGGCAGAGAACCTAATCGCTACAGACAGGCGTGTACGCCAAAAATGGACTACCTTCAGGCAATCATGACAAACCGCAAAGCGAAACGTATGCTCAACGAGGCCGACGACTGGCTCCTATTCACAGCTAAGACAAAGGACGACATGACCGAGATGGGTGCGTACCTAAACAAGCCAGAAGCGTGGGAGGTACTGCTCAATCTCGCCATTGACAAGTACCATATACGAGAGACACTCAGAAACGTAGTAAACACCGCAGATGAATACCTTGAAAACAACTCAGATTCGTCCGAATCCTGACAACCCGCGAATCATTCGTGACGACAAGTTCAGGCAGCTTGTACAAAGCCTCAAAGACTTCCCCGAAATGTTGGAAGCGCGACCCATCGTCGTCAATCCCGACCACATGGTCCTCGGTGGCAACATGAGGCTCAAGGCTTGCATAGAGGCAAAGATTCCTATCGTGCCTGTTTACGTCGCCTCATGGGATGAGGTAAAGCAGAAGCAGTTCATCATCAAGGACAACATAGGGTACGGAGAGTGGGATTGGGATATGCTTGCAAACGAGTGGGACGCAAGCGAACTGAACGAGTGGGGTCTCGACGTATGGCAGCCCGAAGAAACCCAAGAGACCAACGAAGCAACAAACGAACCAAAGCCATGCAAGCATTGCGAGAAGATGATACCTTGACAGAGTTGGACATCAAAGACCCAAAAAAGGTGGCGATGGTCCAAGCCCTCACCAAGTCCTTGGGCGTTGTAAAGATGGCCTGTGAGTCCGTGGGCATCTCACGGCAGACCCACTACAACTGGATAAAAGAGGACGAGGCGTACAAGCAAGCCTGTCACAACCTTCCAGAGGTAGTGTTGGACTTTGCAGAGCATCACCTTCACAAGCTCATCAAAGAGGGCAACCCAGCAGCCACCATCTTCTTCCTGAAGACCAAGGGCAAGCAACGCGGCTACGTCGAAAGGCAGGAGATTGAAGTGGCCGAGAAGAAGCCGCTTCGCTGGTTTGGCGATGATTCCAGCTCAGTGACGTAAAAAAAAACAAAAAAAGTTGGTGATTTATTTGGTGGAAAGGAAAAGAATGTTGCATCTTTGTGCCATGTCAAACACAAAACAACACACCATGAACAAAGTGACCAACCTTCCAAAGCGTTATTCTTTCGAATACATGTACAAGGTCGACGGGTGCATCTTCACCCTTCAGCAATGCGGCATGAATAAGAAGTGGCACTTGACTGGGTACGCGTCTAAAGAAGCCTTTGACAACTTCGAATCGTTTTTGGATGAGGCGTCAGAATTGAAACGTCACTTTACCCACTTCATGAAGTTCACATTTAATCGTACTGATTGGGGCATCTGAACCGCAACCTCACAATTCAACCACAAACGAACACACGTCATGACTACTACCACCAACATCACCACGGCCTTCGAAGCTGGCAAGTGCTACGTCAACAAGCAAGACGTCCTGAACGGATTGCTCTCGGGCTTTAAGGTCGTGAGCCGTACCAAAAATTGGCTCATTGTAGAAACCACCTTCGGAGGACACCCGAGGACCCGCAAGATTCAAATTCAGGTAAAGAACGGGCACGAATGGGCTCGACAAGGAAACGGCCCCTACGCCTCAGCTGTGTGGGCCTAACACGAACGAAAACAAATCTCAAAACAAAACACTATGACACATTTGGAAAAGGCGGCGGCCCAATACGCAGAAACTCGGAAGGCACACCAAGAGGCCGTGAAGGAACGACAAACCTTCATCAAAGAGTTCAAGAAGAAGCACGGCTATATGTACGTGACCGATGAGGACTTCGAAGACCACTTCATGTATGAGCAGAAGCAGTCGCATGATAAGAAGGTGTATCAGCTGAGGAAGGAAATCACGCGTAAAGAGGAGGCCCTTCACGCCGCCGCTGACAGGTTCGCACAATAAGCTGCAATCATATCAAACACAAAACAACACACCATGAACAATTACAGAAACACACTCACGGCCGCCGCCCGCGTTCTCGCAGTTATGCGGGACGATGCGCAAAGGGAAATTGAAGAGCTACAAAGCGGGTCCACCCCAACGATACCCCGCCAAATAGAGGCCGCGAAGTACCGCCGCACCTACGCCTTAAACGCTCTTGAGGCCCTGCTATGTGTGGACCCTAAAAAAAGCAAAGAGGCTGAAATGTACATGCGGGCGCGTCATAGTTATTAAGCCTGAAACACAGACACCATGACCTCATTCCAAATCCACCGCGAATTTCGCAACGCCCTCGACGAAGGGGCTGACACAGGGGTAGCCGCCAAAGAGTGCGCCGACAAGCTGTGTGAGTACGGCTACCTTCTCCCGATTGGGCATCACGGCGCAATCAAGGCATACTAAAAAAAGGCGAGCATTGACTTGAAACAGCCTGCCACATACTACCACGTGAAGGGGTGTCGCTCAAAGGTGCAGGTGCATCAGGGTGGCACCCGTTCGGGTAAGACGTACAGCATACTGCAAGCACTCATCGAGCTGTGCTACGAGAACGAGAATGCAGGGGCCGTCATCACCATAGCGCGTAAGACCTTCCCAGCCATCCGTGCCTCGGTCATGAGGGACTTCTTCCAGATACTGGAGGGGGAGGGGCTGTACAACCCAGCACTACACAACAAGAGCCAAGCCACGTACGTCCTCTTCGGCAACATGGTCGAGTTCATCTCCTTATCCGAGCCGCAGAAGGTGAGGGGCCGCAAGCGTGACATCCTGTTCGTGAACGAGTGCAACGAGCTTACCCTTGAGGACTGGAGGCAGCTCATACTGAGAACCACAGGGCGGGTCATCATCGACTACAACCCTTCTGACGAGTTCCATTGGATATACGACGACGTGCTGACAAGGGACGACCACACGTTCTTCCAGACGACCTACAAGGACAACCCGTACCTCGCACCCAGCACCATCGCAGAGATTGAACGCCTGAAGCAGGCGGATGAAAACTACTGGAGGGTGTATGGCCTCGGTGAGAGGGGGGCCAGCCGTGCGACCATCTTCACGCATTGGACGCAGGTAGAGCAGGTGCCTGACGGGTGGAAGCTCCTGTGCTATGGCCTCGACTTCGGCTACACGAACGACCCCACAGCCATCGTAGGCGTTTACACGGACGGAGAGGGCTTCTGCCTTGACGAGGTGTGCTATGCCTATGGCTTGACGAACGCGGCCATCTCGCAGACGCTGAGGGACGCAGAGGTAGGCAGGGGCACAATGGTGGTGGCAGACAGCGCAGAGCCAAAGAGCATCGACGAGATACACGGCCACGGCTTCAATATGCACCCAGCACGGAAGGGAAGGGACTCGGTACGCGCTGGCATCGACTACATGAGAAGCAGGCCCCTGATGGTCACGGCAAGGAGCGTGAACGGCATCAAGGAGCTACGCAACTACAAGTGGAAGGAGGACAAGAACGGCAAGCAGCTCAATGAACCTGTGGATGCCTTCAACCACTTCATCGACGCTGCCCGATATGGGATGACCTTCAACCAGACGAACCCCAACTTTGGGAAGTACTCCCTCGGCTAAAAAAAAAATCAATCTTTTTTGTTGTTTTGCTTGGAGAAGGAAAACAAAGTTGTATCTTAGCACCATGATTGATTCCCTTACCCCCAGATTCCTCACAAGCGAGGAGAAGTCCTTTACCGACATCCTTGCCCAAGAACTGCACGATGCGGCAGTTGCTTGGAAGACACTCGGAGACCAAGAGTGTGTGTTTGAAACTCTTCTCCAACCTGCGGCAAATCGTTGCCTCAAGAATGGATGGACAGATGAACAGATTGCCAATCTCGTCAATGCGGCATAAGCCGAGACGAGTTTGCAAGACAGGAGCCTCGCGGCTCCTTTTTTTATGCCATAACTTCGGAGCGTACGCCGTGGGTTAGACCCAAGTGATATGCACCTCGATGGCTACCTCGTGCTTCAGCTCAGGGAAGTGCAGGAACACGAGCTTCTCCAAAGCTGGCAAGAGTACGTGGTTGGCGATGCCCTCCTCGCTGGTTTCCGTTGCGATACGTTGCAGGCCCGTCTTGTCCAAGCCTGCATCAATGTGGAAGAACTTGAAGTCCTTGCTGGCCACAACCTTGACGATTTGCTTGCTCATTGCGGTGCGCGTGTCTTGTATGCGTGGATGAAGGCCAAGGTGATGGCGACAATATAAGTGATGGAAATGAGTTGAGCGACGAGGAGCATAGCGTGTGAATTATTCGTTGATGATTGGTGGCTGCTTGTTGAGCTGCACAAGGAGGTCGTAGGAGTCAATGTACCCGTTGCCGTTGTAGTCGAAGGCCGCTGCATCGCTGTTTGGGTCGATGGCGTTGCCGTATGCTGTGAGCAGCAGGAGCAGGTTCATGATAAAGGTGGACCACATGACATAACTTACGAGGGTTCTCGAAAAAAAGTTCCGAGGCTACGCAAGGGATTCAGAGGTTTTTTCAAAGAAAAGAGAAAAAAAGTTTGGTTCTTTGCAGGTGATGACCCCATATTTGCAATGTCAACAACGACAAACAAACACACACAAAAATGTTCTGCATCACTCTCACCTCTCGCAACGAAGCCTTTGGTTACAACAGCGCACAACTTTGCTCAACTCCTGACGCATTGCGCAACGACAACGGTGCACGTCCTCGCTTGAACTTTGACACGTACGCAGAAGCCCTCGAATACGCAGAGGCTTTCGCTAAGTGGAGCGGCTACAAGTTCATTGATGTCATGGCCGAGCCAAAGGACGATGGCAACACCTACGTGCAGGTCGACTACAAGAGCTGAACGCTAAACAAACACACTATGAACAACACAACAAACACACGTAAGACGACCCTCTCTCAAATAGAAGTAGCCCTCGAAATCGTATCAAATCTGGAACTAGCCGCAGAAGCTAACGGCATGGAAGATGAGGCGTGGGGTATGAGGCAGGCGCGCGTCCACCTCTCCCGCGCAAAGGAGGCTCGCCTCGCCTGAACAACAACAAACACAAACACACACAACATGAACAACGCAACAACAACCCAAGACGACCGACTTCGTGAAACGCAAATGGAATTGCGAGCATACAAACGCCGCGCCCGTTTATTCGAAGCCGAGCGCGACACTGCAAGGAGTAGAGCCGAACGCAACATGGAATCTTTGCAGGACCGCAACAAGGAAATCGACGAATTGAAATCCGAATTAGCTACCCTAAGAAATACGTTGCGCGATTTGTCAATGTGATTGCACAACAACGAACAACCAAACAGGAGCCTCGCGGCTCCTTTTTTTATGCCCTAACTTTCACAGCGTAAGCAATCACAAAAATCCCGTTATATACACATGAAGCTCCGCCTCCCATCTCGGTTCCAAGACCTGACCCTCGGTCAGTTGCAGGTGCTGGAAACATCGGACGATATGCTCACCTGCCTTGAGTCCTGCACGGGCCAGCCTGTGGAACAGCTTAGGCAGTTGCCTCACGCCCTCCTTCAGGCTGGGTACGACCACCTTCTGGAAGTCAGGGCCAAGGAAACCACAAGGCACCTGCCCACGTTCACTCTGAACGGGGTGCAATATGGCTTCATTCCGAACTGGGACGAGTTCACAGCGGGCGAGTACATCGACGCTGAACAATACAGCGTTGACTTCTGGCCAAATGCTCACAAGCTCATGAGCGTCCTTTTTAGGCCCATAGAGCGCACTTGGGGAGAATCCTATGCCATCGCCCCATATACGGCAAAGGAGTCCTCAGAAGAGCTTAAAACGATGCCAGCGGACCAAGTGGCGGGTGCCCTGCTTTTTTTTTGCAGTACAAAGAAGGAATCGCTGAGCACTTTGCGGTCCTCTTTGATAGCGACGGGGATGGGGAGGACACATTCGGGGCCAAATGGGGATGGTATCCCGTCCTCTACGCGCTGGCAGGGGAGTCGTATCTTGAGATGGATTCGGTCACGCGGACACCTGTGGGGCATCTATTCACGCACTTGGCGTTTCTGAAGGACCTCGAACACAAACGCAAGCAAGCAACAGCATGATAACGTACAGCAACATCGTCACCAAATTTGAGGAGTTTGTGGCCAACCACTTCTTCCTCAAAACCTTCAGCCACGGCTCACCCAGTGACGTGGACCTCGACAAGTTTGAGGTCTACCCGCTGCTTCACCTTGTGTACACGGGCGGAGGGTACGACAGCAACGTCAAGACGTACAACCTTGAGGTCTACATCCTTGACAGCCCACCCCGCGACGAGGACAAAACGGACTTCCAGAAGCAGGTCATCAGCGCAAGCGAGCAGGCAGCGGAGGACATCCTTGCAGACATCGAGAACGGGGGCACCATCTTTCAGTTCGGGTACGACTACGACCTGCAAAGCGCACAGATACTCCCGCTGGAGGATGAGCGCAGCAACGTGTTGGCTGGCACCCTGCTCAGCCTGAGCATAGGGGTGGCTTACACATACGACTCATGCAACGCACCGCTGACAGGGGTAGACCCTGAAGGCACAGACCCACAGCCCTTCCGTTCTCGTGGCCTGCTGCGTGTGAAGACCTTGGACAATGTGACGGATGTTTTGTCTGTTGCCACCCTGAACGTGAGCAACGGCTCTTTGACGGATGACGGCAGCGGGGTCGTCACGCTACTGACAGGCTCATCCTCAAGTGGACAGACGACTATTTGGAAGGGTAACACCGACGCGGCAAATGTCGTGAGTTTTGGGCCGGGCCTGACGAGCCTAAACTTTGGCACCATCGCCCTTGGCAACTTTAGCATTGATTCATCATCGGACATCCGAGCAGGGTTTGCGATTGGGACAAATACAACAGGCAGCGGGCTGATTGCTTTACCTGTTAGCTCAGGCTCGCAGGTTGTGGTCGAACTCAAATACGAAATCACTTTGGACAGCAACGGGGTGGCCATCGTTGGCACATCTACAACGGGCGGTCTGTTCCCTTCTTCCTTGCCATTTACCACATGGACAACAGCAGGCACAAACGTGGAAACAGCAACGTCGAGCACCCTGAATGTTTCGGCCTTCCAAACATCGAACACCTTAGCGTTTAACGTGACTGCAACAATCAGCGGTTCCATACGAATCTACTACACCAAAATCACCATCATCCATGCATAACCCATTCAGCTGGACAGACGAGGAGAAATCCTGCGTATCAGGCACCGAGCAACTGGCCATGATGACTCGGTTGGTCGACTTCGTAAACCAACGCCTCGCAGAAATTGAGGCCCTGCAAACAGATGTCGAGCAGGCCAAAGACGACATCGAAAACATCAAAAATCCATCCAAATGAATTTCATCTCATCACACTGGGCTGAGTTGGCCCTCGCTGTACTGACAGCCGCAGGAACCATCACGGCCCTGACTGAAACAAAGAAGGACGACAAGATTGTCAATATCCTCAAGCGCATCGTGCAGGCCATCGTACTCGGAAAGGGCCGCAGGAAGTGACAAAATTTGAGCGCATACTGAAGGAGTTTGCACAGGAAACAAGGGACGCAGCGAAGCGGAACCTTGGCTCCCGCACCATAGGCAAAAACAAGACCTATGGCGTGGCCTCACGCGCCCTTCAGAAATCGCTCACGTTCAGCATAGCGGGGGGGTCGGTCCGTTTTGGGTCGCCCCTTCCCTACGCTGGCTTCCTGCATTGGGGTGTCAACGGCACAAGGAAGAACCGCAACGCGCCCTACTCGTACAAGAACGAAACCAAGCTCCCAATACCTGCTATCCTGCAATGGATGAAAGACAAAGGCATTCGACCACGCGCCAAGGACGGCAAGTTTGTGAAGAACATAGGCCCAAAAGGGGGCGACCGCCGCGCAAGCGCGGCCTTCCTCATCGCTCGCTCCATCAAGCGTAAGGGCATCAAGGGCGTGAAGTATTGGACCGAGGCGTACGAAACCATGTACCCACGATACGCGCAAAAGCTGGCCGAAGCCAAGGCCGAAGACGTAGCACTGCAAATCAGTGCGCAGATAGGAAACATCACAGCAACAGCAAAGTAATGGCCGCAGATATTATCAGCTCACCAGCACAGGAGGTATGGCCAGTTGGTCAGTACCTTGTCTACTCTATCGACGACGATGGAGGAATACCACCCGACAGGTTTGTCGTCATAGTCAGACGCAGCACAAACCCCACAACCATAGGGGCGGAAAAAGCCAAGCTATACCTTGTTCCCAACGCAAGTGACGTAGTGCATTTTGACCTCTCCAAAATAGCCCGTGGCATCCTTGAGTTCCCCCTCAGCAAAGGCGGGGTAGCCATCCACGCGGTGCAGGATGCTGGCAAGGTTTTCAACTGCGACGAGCTGTGCCTGTTGCGCTTCACCATTGAAGCCGCTTCCTACACTGGAACAACGGAAAGTGCTGTGCAGGACACGAAGGCCATTTTCCTGCTCAATGGCACCGAGCAAATATCCTCGGGCCTTTTGCGCTCCTTCTCAAAATACTATCCCACAGCCAGCACCAAAAAGGCATGGCTGACCGACCTCAAGCCCGTAAGCGGCACCATCAGTTTGAGCATGGACGTCGACGACGAAGCCGTCATGATGTTCCTGAACACCAACAGCCTCGGAGTCCCGACAGGGCTGGACAACGTAGTGGCTCAG